AAGAAGACTTTTTTTGTAAGTCTATTAGCATCAGTTTATTTAAGTGGCGGTAATAACTTTGGTGGTAGAATTAAAGGACATAGGGAGGGTAGGTGTTTAATGCACTTTGATACTGAGCAAGGAAGCTGGCACGCACAGAGAGTGTTTAAGAGGGTGCAAGATATGAGTATAACTAAGGATGTAGGGTGTTATAAAACCTATGCCTTAAGAACAGTAGGTTATAAAGAACGATTACAATTTATAGAATACTGCTTAGAAGAAAATAAAGGTAAGAATGGTTTAGTCGTTATAGATGGTGTAGCTGACTTAGTAAGCGATGTAAACAACTTAGAAGAATCTAATCTATGCGTTCAAAAGATAATGAAACTAAGTGCTAAATATGATTGCCACATAATAACAGTAAGAATGGTTTAGTAGTAATAGATGGTGTAGCTGACTTAGTAAGCGATGTAAACAACTTAGAAGAATCTAATCTATGCGTTCAAAAGATAATGAAACTAAGTGCTAAATATGATTGCCACATAATAACAGTAATACATAGTAATTATGGAACTGACAAGCCTACAGGACATTTAGGTAGCTTTTTAGAAAAGAAGACAGAGACACAAATACAATTAGAATTAAATACAACTAACAAAGACTGGGTAACTGTGAGTTGTAAACGAAGTAGGGGTTATTCCTTTGAAACGTTCAGCTTCAGTATAAATGAGTTTGGATTACCTTTTGTGATAACTGACTATGTATATGACCCATTACATCATATGACCCATTACATCACTATGTACCAAGAACCTTAACTAAATCAACCTTATAATGAAATCCTTAGTAGAACTCGCTTACGATAAGAAAAAAATCTTTATTAATATAGTAAAGAGCTTTGGGTGCAATTCGAGTTATGCTGAGGATATAGTACAAGAATTATTTATACAAATACATTTAGATGTAGAGAAAGGATTAGACCTTTGGTATAATGACGACATCAACACTTACTACTGTTATAAAGTTCTTAGGGGAATATATTTAAATACACACAAGAAAGAGGCTAAGTTTCTTAAGACTTACATAGAGGATATAAACGGAGAGATAAAAGAAGTAGAGGACTTAGGTATAGATGAGGTAGAATATGCTAAACGTAAAGACAATATAGATGAAATACTAAAAGAGATGTATTGGTATGACTCGAAGGTATTTAGTTTAGTAGCTTCTGGTAAAAGTGTAGCATCACTAAGTAGGGATACTAAGATAAGTTATTACAGTCTATACAACACTTACAGGACAGCACTTAAAAACATAAAAGACAAATTATGAATAAACAAATAGCAAAAGAACTTAAGGTCTTTACTGATGAGGTATGTAAAAGATACTCTTATAAAGACAGACCAAACAACTTTAACAATGAAACTTTTAAGGTACAAGAAATAATACCTACAAGCGACCATACAGCTACAGTTATATATGAGAAAAACACAGGCAAGAGAGCAGCGTTTTTTTTCTATTACATACCAGCCTTTAAAAAATGGAATTACTATGTACCTACAGACAGTCATATAAACGGAATGAGTTGTTTTGCAAATCAAAAAATAGAAGTAGAAAGACATAATTATAAATACAATTTCAAATGAGATTAGGAGACTTGGTATATTATATTACTTACTACACAGGTATTAGGTATATATGGAAAAAGATAAACCCAGACTGTGGATGTGATAAACGCAGAGATGAGTGGAACGATATAGATTTAGACTTATGGAAATAGAACACAGAGAACAATGGAAGCAGTTTAAAGCTGAGGTTAAAGGAAAACTAACAAGAGAACAATATAAGCTCTTATGTCAACTTCACTCAGTCTACTACAAACATAAGTACACAGAACCTTGTAGCTGTAACCCAAAAAGATTAGTTCAATGGATTAATGAAATAGATAAGATTTATGACAAAAATTAAAGACATACATAGGTGGGAGCAGTCAGTAGTAACACTACTAAACTTAGATGGTTGGACATTAAATCATACTGGAGAAGGTAGTGTAAGCTGGGATGCTGAGGGTACAACTCCAAAATCTCAAGACTGTGTTATAGAGATGAAGTTTAGAAATAAATACTATGAGACCAAGATAATAGAAAAGGCTAAGTTTGATAAACTGATAGCAACAGGAAAGGTAGCTTTGTATTTTGTAAACGACCCTAAAGGAAACTATCTATTTTGGCTAAACAACTTAAAAGACTTAGAGGTAAAGAAAATGTACTGTCCAGACACAACACTATGGGGAAGTAAAAAAGTTTCTAAGCCTTGTTATTTGCTAAAAGAAAGTGATGCAGCTATTGTGAATATCAATGAAGAAGACACAGAGCTGGGAATATGGGATAGCTATTTTAAGATGAAAGACTAAAAAACTTTGTTTATAATTTGTTTATAACATTAATTTTAATTACGTTTGTTAAAACAAAAAAATTATGCTTACACAATTAGACGATTTAAACCAAGAGTTAAAAGACATCGAAAGAACACTAAGAACAGAAGTTCCTAAAGATGTGAAACAAAAACTACTTAAGAGAAAAGAAATAATTAGAAGTATAATTTATAACATTTACTAAAAACCAAATAAAATGAAAAAGACAAAGACAGGATTACACATTGATGTAAAAGACAAAAGAATTAAAGTTTACACAGAGAAAGAACTTCAAAAGATTAGAGAGAAGGAAATGATGAGAGATGATATAGTTATTGTATTCACTCTTTCTGGATTACTTATCTGCATAGGTATTTTAATAGGTATTTCTTTATAATGACCTTACTACAAAGACAGTCTTATGTATTATGGTTTAACTTTATATCAGATAGAGTTATTAAGTGGTCTGATGCAAAACCAAAAAACAAAGACCTTAAACATTTTATACAAGGTGTTAGTGAGATAGGACAATATGTTAACCAGCTAAATATAGAAAACAAAGTACTTGAACAAAGAGTAAGTGCTGTAAGAGATAGTAAGAACCAAACTATCTTAGAGCTTAACAAACAAATAGAAGACTTAGAAAACAAATTAAAACAATATAATATATGAGTTACTTAGATTCTTATATAGATGAACCAGACGAGTTAACGGAATGTAGAACTTGTGGAACTGAAACTAATGGAGATACTTACTGCTCAAAAAATTGCTACAATTATGACACAGAATAAAATACAACTATTAGATGGAAAGCATTACGATAGAGCAGAACTGCTTAAGCGTATGGATGATGACTCCTTTTACTATGGAGAATTAAATAAGTTAGCTCTTAGTAGTAGTAGCCTTAAACAGCTTCTATCAAGTCCAAAGACATATAACTTTAGTTTGAAGTATGGCACTGCTGAAAGTCAACCCTTAAGAGATGGTTGGTTATTTCATACTGCTATATTAGAACCAGAGGTATTTGCAGCACAAACCTTTATAGATGTTCAATCTAAGAATACAAAGAAGTTTAGAGAAGCTAAAGCAGAGAACCCAAGAGTATTTACTATTAAGGAGCGTGACAACGCTGACAGGCTTGTAGATGCGTTCTATCGTAACGAACACGCTAAAGAGCTAATAACTAAAGCAGAGTTTGAGATACCAGCTATAGATAACGTATTAGGTATGCCATTCAGAGGTAAAGCAGATGTATTAGCAACTAATAGAATAGTAGACCTTAAGACTACTACAAATATAAAAGACTTTGCTTGGAGTGCTAAGAAGTATGGCTATGATGTTCAATGTTACTTATACTGTAACTTATTTAATAAAAGCTATGATGAGTTCTTCTTTTTAGCTTTAGACAAAGGCTCACTTGATATTGGTATCTTTAACTGCTCAGAACAGTTTTACTATCAAGGAGAAGAAAAGGTAGAGAAAGCTATTGATTTATACAATAAGTTCTTTATAGAGGGAAACGATTTAGATAACTATTGCTTAACAGGAGAATTATGAATGTAAAAAGCATAGACAGTTTTGAAACTTATGACTGGTTATTGAATAAGCACTATGCTAAAAGAATACCAAGTATAAGCTATGCTTTTGGATTGTATATAGATAATGTTTTAGAGGGTGTTTGTACTTTTGGGATGCCACCAAGCAGCACCCTTGCAGAAAGTATTTGTGGATTAGACTACAAAACAAATGTTATAGAATTAAATAGATTAGTTACAAATAATAACTTACCTAAAAATAGTTTATCTTTTTTTGTTTCAAATTCAATTAATAAATTATTAGGTAATAAAATAATAGTTTCTTTTAGTGATTTGAATATGCAACATTATGGCTATATATATCAAGCAACAAATTTTATATACACTGGTTTATCATCAAATACTTCTGCTTTAATTGACGAAAACGGCTTGGAGTTTCATTTTAGAAATATTGGTCATAAACAAAAATCTTTAAAAAAACAAATAAACTTAATAGATAGAATTGTCTGTAATTTGACAGACGATTTATTAAAAAAAGAATATAAAAACATTACGAATAAAAATAAATTTACTGGTCATTGCTACATTGCGAGTGAAACATATTATCATTTGTCAAATAAAAATTTAAAAGTGTATAACATAAAACACGAAAATAGTACACATTGGTTTTTAAAAGACGATAACAACAATATTATAGACATTACAAAAGACCAGTTTAAAAAACCAGTACCATACCAAAAAGCTAAAAGAGGTTTTTTTTTAACTAAAACACCAAGCAAAAGAAGTTTAAAGTTGATTGATAAAGTAATAAATTATAAATTTAAAATAGTAAAAAAAAGAATAAACGAGCATAATATTGACGCTAAATTTATAGCACAATATTTAAGAGATAAAAAAAAGTTTTTTAATTACAACAACGAAAAGATAGCAAAAGAATTAAACATACATAAGCAGAAACTTGAACATTGGTTTAGATTAGATAAAGGCTTTAGTTTTCCAAGTGTTAAGGACTGGAATAAGCTAAAAGTTTTGTTTTGTTTTGATAATGAACTTGATGCCATTATGAACAATTTTGAGTGGATACCTTGTGCAAATGATATTGAAAAAAAATTAAAATTAAAAAAAATAAATATACTTCCTAAAAATAGATATATATACTTTAAAGGTAGTAAAACCTTTAAGCAAAAATGTAAACAAAAATTAAAATTAAATATTTTAAATTACCCAAAAGGTCAAAACAAAAATTATGACGCAAGCTACAAGCCACAAACACAAATTAAAATGTTTTAAATGAAAGCTAAGAAACACACACAGATACAACGCATACTAAGACTTGAGAACATAGTAACTCAACTCTATGTAAAGGTAGAGGGATTAAAACTAATAGTAGACAAAGAAAATGAAGAAACAGATAAACAACCAAAATAATATGAGAGCAACTTATTTACATTACGAGAACGGAAAAGGCTATGATGTTATAGACTTTATAAAAGATTATGAACTAAACTTCAATAGAGGCAATATAATTAAGTATGTTTGTAGAAGTGGAAAGAAAGACGATGAGTTAAAAGACTTAGAGAAAGCAGCAGACTACTTAAAGAGAGAGATAGAATACTTAAGAGAGCAACAAGAACAATGGATAGAAAAAAATAAATAAGATGTATATAAACATAGAGGTAAAAGACACAGAAAGAAAAGACTACTATAAGTTCCTAATAAACGGAGTAAACTTAGGGGAGTGGGAGAGAAGCGAATTAAGACACTTAATTGAAGTGATAGATAACAAAATATAAATATGACATTAGAACAGTTAAAAGATATAATAGACAACGAGTATAGTTTAAATATAGCAGAAAGAAATAGGTCAAGAGAACATTCATACGCAAGAAAGGTGTATTGTAAGTTAGCACGAGATAAAGGCTTTACATTACAGTCAATAGGGGAATCAATAGGTATTAATCACGATGCTGTGTATTATCATTGGAGAACGTTTCAAACAATAGAGAATAAGGACTTGATTATATACAAAAAAGTAAAACAATACTTTAAAAACCCAGAGGTTATAGATATCAAAACACTACATAAAGCAGAGGTACAAAAATATGAAACAAAGATAACAGACTTACTAATAACTATAGACAAACTAAAGAATAACACAAGCACGACACATAAACAACAATTAGTAAATGATACAGTAAACATATTTAAAGAATGGGATGACGAAACCTTAAAAGAGTTTAAAGATACACGCTTAGACCCGTTTAACAAATCATTAAAGCACAGAGTCAAACCAAAGACAATAGAAGAAGTTAAAGGTGCATTACTAAACAACAAAGTTAAGAATCCTGTACTGTGCTAAAAAAAAGTAAAAGTGTTTATATATTAATAACTTGAATAAACAAGATATATCAAGATTTAAAACTATGAGTGAGAAACACGGAGGAGCAAGGAAAGGAGCTGGAAGACCAGCTAAAGCAGATGAAGTAAAACTAATTGAGAGATTAGATTCTATAATAGACAAAGACGAAGCACTAAGTAAATTAGGGGAGTTGGTAGCAAAAGCTGATATAAGAGCCTTACAGCTGTATTTAAGCTATCGTTATGGAAAACCTAAGGAAAGTATAGACCTCAACTCATCGGAGGGCTTAAACATCAATTTTAGAGATTTAATAAAGTTTGTTGACTAACCATTGATTGAAGTAAAAAAGAAATATCTACCTATTGTTGAAACAGACAGTAGGTATTTTATAGTAAGTGGTGGGCGTGGTTCTGGGAAGTCATTTTCAGTAAACGCCCTTTTAGTTATGCTTACTTATGAAGCTGGACATACTATCCTATTTACAAGATACACACTAACCTCAGCATACATATCTATCATACCAGAGTTTATAGACAAGCTCGAACAGTTTGGTTCTATGGAACACTTCCACATAACAAAGGA